AAGATGAAGACGAATCTCTCACCCGTGTTGATGTTCCATCGAATGAAATACAAAGGTCGTCCAGTGCTGCCCCTGGCGTTGTCTGCCAACTCTGCATAACGTGAAGGGTCGGCAGGAAGGCCAGCCACGTAATGCTCACCTCTGCGAACATGCACGGAGACGACACGGTAGAAATCATATGGGAGACGGAACGAGAACTCCCCTACCTGGGGTGGGATGGTGGCGTTGACCGTGAACTGCCTCGCGTCATCGGCAGATGTGATCAGGTCATAAAGCTCATGGTACGCCTCGTTGACGTACCCGTTGGCTTCAATGTCATCAATGGCATCCGAGTCATGGGTCATGTCGGCCCGTTGTCGGCTGCCTTCTCTGAGCTGTGAAAGCGTCTTTTGCATCGCCAATCCCTGTTAAGAGGCACCCTGGGGGCCGGGGATGGCCCGGTCCCCCAAGGCAAACCGTTTATGACGTTGCGAAGTTCACAACCATGTTGTGACCAGGCGCACGACAAACGACGTTGAAGTAACCACCAAGGCGGAACTCAACCTCATCTGCATTTTCGAGACGGTGAAGGCGATTGCCATCATCCGACACGAAGTCCGGAACACGATCGATCGAGAACAGCTCCCACGTATTACGTTGGAGCATGTACCCAGTGTTGGGAGGGCACCACGAGTCAGCGACCACATTGATCTTCCCACCACCAGCATTGATGACAATGGAGTCGAAGCCCGTGCGGCCATCCGAACCCATCATCATCTCGTATCGCGACTGCGAGGCCAGGTCCGACTCAATCTGCGCCCACCGGTCAGGGTGAACGAAGAGTGCGTCAGGCGAGCCCTCGTTGGCTTGCAGCTTCGCTGCTGCCGACCGAATGCCAGCAACAAAGAGGCCATCACCCACCGCAGCCTGAAGGGCAACCGTGTGGTGAAGCATCAACAGACGCTCTTTCCACACAGAGCGGTCTACACCGCCCTGATCGTCACCACCGCTGATTGAGGTAGGATCTGGACCCCAGACGCCAAGCCCATCCATGAACTTTTGCGTCTCGCCAGATGCCGTGTAGTCGCCCAACGGGAACAGAAAGTCTGTTGCCGCAAGACCGGTGATCTGAAGGTAGTCCTCCACAGTGATCGTACCCGCTGTAAGATCAATGCCAGTAACCTTGGTCTTACCACCACCCGCCGTGATAAGCGTGCCACCGCTTGCCGTCGTCGAAGCCGTAAGCGTCCTCCGAAGGCTCCAGGTGCGTGCCAGATGTGCCGTCTCCGGCGTTAGTTCGATAACAGCACCCGGCGTCCAAGCCGTCTTGATGATGCCACGATGCCCTGAGCCATCAGGATGGTAAAGACCCATCGCAATGGTGTTCGAGAGCTGGTTGATGGCGCTATCAATGCGCGGCGTAATCGCCGTCATGAAAGCTCCCATGTCGTTCTTCATTGCACGAACGGTTTCCCAATCAATAGTTGCAGTTGCATACCGCTTGATTCGGTCGAGTTGCCACACACGATGGCTGTCGCCATCACGCGCTTCAACTGCGCTTGCGAATACTGCGGACTCACCCGCGATGTCATCGATCGTAATCGGTACCTGATACCCACCATAGCCGGAGCCAGCGGTGGAACCACCAACGACGCCTGTCTTCTTTGGAATCCAAGCGAACAGGGGACGGTTCTTGAAGGCCATCTGGTACACGCGCCGATCGTCGTAATACCGCTTCATAAGCGGTGCGGCTTGACCTAATAGGTCGAAGCCAACTTCTGTACTTGGCGCTGCCATTTTCTTTTACCCTTGATGTTGCCGAATCAAATACTGCAAGTGGTCCACGTCGGTCATGTTGTCTCGATCGACGGGCTCTGAAATATTCAAGCCGGACGTTGTTGTTGAGATGGTGTCTTCGCGTTCCGATTTTTGTTCGCTCTTTTGGAATCCAAGAAGCGGCGCACATCGCGTAACGATGTCCGTCAACTCCTCCTCTATGTCGCGTGCTGCTTGTGTTTCGCTAATGGTGTGACCGGTCTGCTGCCTCGTGTTCAGAATCTTCTGAAGCACCAAGGGCTGTTGATCGATCAAGTTGATGAGGGGGAAGTGCTCTTCATTGCTCTTCACCCAAGCAACCATCTCTCTCGATGCCTCTTGGAGTTCCGAATCCTGTTCACGACGCTTCAGCTCAGTCTGAAGTAGGTCTTGACGCTCTTTCATGCCGTGAAGCTCCGCTTGGAGATCCTTCATCAACCTGCTTTGATCGTCATCGGCAGCCTCAACCTTCTTTGAGGTCTCGTTGTATTGCTGCTGGAAGTCTGGCCCCTTGAGCATACGAAGGACACGAAGCTCCTCCTGCATGGCCGTGTACTGCTCTTCCTGCTCACGACGTTGATCGATACTCTGCTCTCTACTGAGCATCTTTTCGATCTTGTCGCTCAAGATGGAGCTATCGGGGGCGGCAACGGTTTCCTCTGGCTTAGAAACTACGTTGTCTACCGAAATGGGCGCGGGCGCCTCGGGCTCTACATGCTCGGGGGCTCCGTCGAAGGTGTTTCCCCCGGCTGCATATGTGGGTGGTCGCGTGACTGTCTCTGGTGATACTTCGCTCATTGTGGTCCTACCTGTTGATTCGCTTGATTGGTAATTGAGTTCGGACTGACGCCCGATTCATCCGTTGGCGAAGCGGCAGGAGTAATCGCACCCATCTGTTGCATTTGTCTCGCTTGCTGTTTCTTCTGTTCCAGCTCGTTGGCCCGACGAATCATCCTACGAAGGGTAGAGATATTCTGTTCGGGTAACTTCATGCGTTCTGCTCGCTGCTCTGCTTCGTTCGCATCGATAATAAACATGGGAAGATCCATAAAGGGCGACGGGGGCGTGTAGGTATTGCTCCTAAGCGCTTCGTCGATCATAGCCTTGCCGTTATCCTTGGCGGAGGTGAAGAGGTCGTTATCCGCTTCGAGATCCGGCATCTGCAAGAGGTCTGCGACACGGTCCTCGCTCATACGCAACGGCATGAGGAGCTTCATACGCTCTACCTCGCCAAGCCGCGCTGCGGGTAGCTCCGAGAGCGCAGATGCGGGAGCCGCCCGAATGACGTAGGAGTCTTCTCGCGGATCGAGGGCCACATCCTTCCACTTCAGGCTCTCAATCGTGTTCCGGTCCCCAGGAACAACAACAGACCACTTCTTGTTGGCCTCGTAGACCTCTCGACCTGCGGCCACGTTGGCATTCGCCACGTCTTCAATGAAGTACTCGAACTTCCGTAGTTGCGTTGCAAAGGGGACGCTCTCTACGTTGAAATAGTTCTCCACAGCACGACCGGTCTCTAGCCCAGCCGGCATTCGTTCCCCGAACGCTTGTGCAGACGTTAACCCTGCAATCTTGTAGGCGCGTGCTTCATGTTCCCGAACATACGTCAGCAGGTCGCTCGGAACCGAGTTTGGAACGACGTACTGTGGAGGCTGGTCGCCAGTGTAGGGAATCTTACTTCCCGGCGCGTTCGTGATGTCCGTCTCGCTGACTGTGCCCTTTTTGTAGGTCCAGTGCGGAACGGACGCGAACTCAATGGCAGTGTTGACCCGGTTTATAGTGACGTTCGCATCTACGTGAACGCCAAGAAGGTCTTCCCCCAAGCCCGTGCCATAGAAGGTGTTGTGAGGGTCTTGCTTCCAGGTGAAACAAGCGAAAGGGAAATGACGGCGTTGGTAGGGACCACTCTGAAGCAACGTGTTCTCAATCCAGAGGTGCCGTTGTCCATCCTGGGCGCCCTCATACGAAGGGAGGTGCCAACTCTCGACCAACTCCACCATGTCTTGGGTGCCCTGGGAGTAGTGGCCATAGTAACTGACATAGCGTTCGTGGTCTGAGACGGAACCCGCGTTTGCGATCTTGTCCTTCTTATTCGGGAAGAACATCTGGAGCGCGCTCTTCGGAACGTAGACGCGATGGTGAAGCCGCGTTGGTTGGTCGAAGATCGTCTCTTGAAGATCTACGAAGAGATTGCCGGGGAAGACACGCTTTGCTTCGAGCCTGTCTTCCTTGTGCGCCTTTGTGACCTTGAGTGCGCCAAGCCCGTAGATGCAGGCATCCTTGATGACAGCCTCGAACTTCTCACTCTGATGCAAACGGTAGACCTGCGAGTCATTCCATCGCTCCATCATCGTGGCTTGACGTTGTTTCTTGAGGTCACCCCCATGGGTGATAAACCTGGCCCTCGGGTGCGTCTTAATAATACGTGAGGTTACCTCATCTATGACCTGCTTCATCAGGTTGTAGGGGCAACGGGTATACTTACCTTTGTCTACAGCGTAGGCAGCGCCGTAAGCGGCGAGCAGTGGTCCACCTGAGTCGATCCTGCGATTCGAGTAGATACTCGCATAGGTCTCATAGGCGCTAATGCGCTGATTGTCGTTGGTGAGGAGCTTGAAGTCGCTATTGAGCGATTCGAGTACTTTCCGCTTGTCTTTGTACGTCCACCAGTAGACATCGGTCGGCGCAAAGTGACCGCTTGCGAAATCGAAGTCGCCCATCGGGGCGAGTATGGACCCAAGAGGGTGAATATTACAAGTAGACGGTCAGAGCAGGTCGAAGATGTCGCCAGTGTCCTTCATCTGCTCCTGCATCTGCTCGATCTGGAACTTCTCCATGGCGTCTTCCTTGCGCTCGTACCACTCGGGGCTCCCGGTCGCGACACGGTTATCGATCATGGGGTCGTAGGTGTGATGGAAGCATAGGTTGTATCCATATTGGAGCGCGTCCGCCAAATGGTCCGCAAACCCACGACGGTAGACCCAGCGAGACCGCTCAGCCTGATCTTTATCCCATTCGAGTACCATCAGGTCGCTAATGAGCTTGATGTTCTTGTCGCGGCAAATCTTAACCTTTCCGGCTGAAAAATCACCGTTGATAACTGAGACCTGACTGGCTTTATGGGTCTTCTTGGCGGCTTCGATCGGAAGATTGCTCATCTTCTTCCAGTCCTCAGCAACGAGCTTCCCAGCGCCCCCAGTGTCAAGCGCAATACGCGTGATGGGGTATTCCTGGCAGAAGCGCTCCGCCCGAACCAGGGCCTCCATTGTCGTTAGGCCCTCTTCTTCGTAAGAGTCGATGACAAACGCTTGGCCAAGTAGCTGACTCTGGGCAATGACGACGAAGGCAAAAGGGTCATTAAAACCCACGTCAATCCCCATAACGTAATCCCAATCCCAAGCCGCGTCGGGGTTGAAAGAAGGTATGATGTCCCGATGGGGGTCGATTTTGAATGCACGGGCGTCCTTGTCATGGACCCACAGTCCCATGTACTCCCGGAGGTAACCAGGGTGGTTCTCATCCCAGCCCCGTCGTTTCATCACTTTGGCGATGAACTCTTCGGGATTGGGCATATGGGGGTTATCTAGGAAGGTCCAATAGTGGTGGGACCAGGCTTCTTTATTCTCTCCCTGGTCAATCTCATAGAATGGGCCAGCAGGAGCAACCGCAGGAGTCCCCGAAACCCCAATCCAACCGTGATAGTCAGCAACAGCGGGTTCAACCACTTGATCCAAGAGGTAGTCAAGATCAGATCCAAAAGCCTGTGCCTCGTCAATGATTGCGCACGGGTACTTCTTTCCTCGGAGTTTGTTGATCTCACGTAACGTCCCCGCTCCTCTCAGCATAATCCGTGACCCGTTGGGCATCGTCACGTCCCCGGTCGCCCTGTTGAACTCCAGCCCCAGGTCAAAAGACACGTTCAGCGCGTCAAGCGCAGGCCAAATGATGTCCCGAGCGTCCTGACGGCTCATCGTCACGAATAAAGGCGTACTCTTCGGGTACTTGTAGCCCTCATCAACCAAACACCCGGCCCAGAACCACGACTTGCCCCCACGTCTACCTACACGCATGCAGCGATAACGGGACTTATCCTCAAAGACGATCAACTGCTTCGGGTGAAACCAGCTCCGGGGCTTCCAGCGTATCTCGCGCTCCTTGCGCTTCCCCGCTTCAAGAACGACTCTCCCAATCTCTTCCACTACCCAGTGCCCCCAGGTATATCAAGCTTCCCTTCCCGAAATGCCTTGTTGAGCGCCGGATCCAATGTCGCATGTATGCCCGTCTCCCACTTCGGGGGCAATAGGCTCCAGAACAAGCAGTGGTTGTATGTAAGCCATTCACCCCAGTCGTCATACACCTTGTCCATGAACGCCGGGAACTTCGTCAGTGTCCTGCCCTCCATCGTGTAGATGACCTTATCCATCCCAAAATCGTCCATCATCGACTTGAGGAGCTTCTTCGCAATCCCTTGGCGCCGGTACGTGTGCCACTGAAACTTCGAGGTGTTGTAATCCAAACGGGTGTATATCTGATGGACCACCAGACCGATGTTGGTGGGCTCCGCGACAATAAACCCTACGATTTGGCGGGTATTGCCGCTAATGACCCTCCCGTCTTGCTCAAACGCCTCGGGATAAGCGATTCGGACGATGCAACGGGTTAGATGGTGCTCCCAAATACGATGGGCGTAGGTGTAGAACAAGGCCTTGGGCATGGCCCGGAACTGGGGGAGATTGCGCATCTCGGTCTGGAGTCGAACGAAGAGGAAGGGGACATCGTCGGCGTTTCCTTGACGGATACCGATATTGGGGACTTTGATCAGGTAGTCTTCATGCCGAGAGCTTCGAGAACTATATCGACGACCTCCTGTGCCATCCCCTTCTTTGCTAGAGCTTCGGTAATTGTCGCCCGAATCTGCTCTCCGCTCATCGTTGCCGTTCTGTGACTGACGTGCTGCTCCACTTCGATCTCTACTCGCGTCTGCCTCAATACTGTCTCGCATAGCTCCTTGAACTCCCTCATCTCATCACGGTCCAAAAACTGACCGTCCATTACCTTGTTCCGAATGCGCTCCAAGCACGTCCGGCTTATGATCGCCATGTCATGGAGCATCGAATCGAGATGAGGCTGCCGCGTTAGAGCCGGTCCCACCACCGTCTGGTGCTGCGGGCTGCTCAATACGTCGTCTTGGCCTATCGTGAGCTGTTCGCGTCTTCGGCGTCTCAGAACATTCGCGTCCATCGCCCGGAAGGGTATATGCTGAGAGGGTGGACGACAAGGCTAAGTGCCCAACATGCCGCCAAGATGATGTCAAATCGTTCGGAAGAGAGTATCCTAAGCGTCGTTGGCTACATGAACAACGTGACCCGCTGACCTATAAAGCCATGTTCCAGTGTCATGTCTGCCACTATCGTTGGAAGAGCGAAGAAAAGGAGCTGCATAAGCGATGAGTGAACAAAGCGTCTGGGAAGAAACCTTCAGCGTCCTACGGGAAATTTTGGGACTCCAACCCAAAAGGCCTAAGCCCCCACCCCTACAACCGATGAATCCCGACGAGGCAGAGCAATTCCTTGGAGAAAGAAGCCGTAGAAGCTCTATGGAGCAAATGCTGGTCCCAGGCGCCATGGCGCTAGACACCAGGCCGTTACCTCAACTCTCACTCGAAGAAGAAGAGGCCATGATCGAAGAAAAGAAGGGACGGGGCATCACTCATCGACCCGACAATGTAGTGAATATCTCCGAGTTCCCGAAAGGAACCCTATTCCCATGAGCGAGCTGAAGAAGAATCATAACCATCCCGTCGTCTTTAGGGGGAAACGTAGGCAACCCACCTACAAGACCCTCGCCCAGCCCGCAAAGATGAGCGACCAGACGTTTCAGAGGATCCAACTCATGATGGCCTACATCAAAATGGGTCAACTCCAATTTGAGCCTTATGGGTCATACATCAATCGAGTGGCTAGAGAGGTAGAGATGGACCCTGTGGCCGCCGACCTGTTCCTGAAGGGCGCGTTATACCGCAAGGATGTCTAGGGCTGCTTCTTGGCTCGATAGTTCTTCATGAAGGTATCGATCTCTTCACGGGAGAGGCTACGTCCCCTGCTCGTGAGCCCTTGATCGATCTCTTTCATCTTCCGTATCTCTACCCGAGCCGCGTACTCACTCACGGTCTTTCCCTTTTTTTGAGAAATTCCGAAATCAGATAAATTTTCTTGGGTCCCTCGGTTGCTTTTGCTCTGATGCCAACTGTTAGCCATATTCACAGCAATAATCGACAATTTGGGTCCCCGTCAATAACTTAATTTGACGCGGATGAGACACCTAGGCTATTGGTGTATCGCAGACGCTAACATCTATACGCCCACACGGAGATACGACGTGTATAAGTGGGCTGGCGTTGGAGCAAGTGGGCGTCGTAGGCTAAAACGTTTTAGTGGTTCCATCTGTGTGTAAGGTACCCCCGCCTCCGCAGTTACGCAGACTCAAAAGGGGGAACCGGGTAGGGGTGGGGGGTACGAAGATCGACGCTACCCCCCGCTTATAAGCGAGCTTAAGAGAGAGGGAGAGGGTGCGAGCGAACCGCATCAATAGGCGCCTACGGTAAGACGACGCCTAGAACAGGCGCAGGTGTGCGTTGGCTTGGTGTGCGTCTAGAGGGGAGCAGCGAGGGAGGAACCAGCGGGGTCAATCGATACCCGCATCGCCTTCGCCTCGCTTCCTGGCGGCCTTCCTCAATGGCGCTCGCATGCGCTTCAGGCCTTCCCCTCGGATATTGCGCCAACGACTTTGGAGCTGATGAGTGATTGTGTCAAATATGCCACTACAACTCTCGTGCTTTGTTGTGTC